GGCTGCAAGCCTGTCATGTTGCGTTTCGTATAGCGGTCTGTTCATAGATTCATACCAAGCATGATCAGTAGGATTGCAATTGCGATTGCAAACCAATGACGCTCGTTCATGTCACATCCTTTCCTGCGAGGAGGTCGCGAGCCAGCGAGGGTGCATCCCAGAAGCCGTCACCCTCCACGATGCGTTGGAGACCGGCGCGGAGGCGCTCGATCTCGGCGCGCAACTGCACGATCTCTTCAGGAGAGCGCAGTCGATCTATTAGGTCGTCGCTCATGACTGGGCCTTCTTGAATGCGCGTGGGCAATACTGTCCGCAACTCGCCTCGGACCAACGGAGTCCGACCTCAACCCCCGCGACGAAAATAAGCACCGATCCCCACACTATCGCCAACCCGATTGCAACGCTCATGGTGTTGCCCCCTTCAGGGCAGCGCGGGCTGCTGCCTCAATGTGCGGCGGCACGGAATTGCCTGTCTGGTGCGCGTGGACGTAGACCGCCAAGGGCTCGCGCAGCACCTCGACGCGGGCGAGCAACCTTGCCTCCTCACGCCTCACTAGACTCCATTTGCCCCATAGCTCCTCGACGCGGGCGCGCAGCCTTGCCTCCCGCTACGCGCTCATGTCCAGCAGGCGGGCTTGTTCCAGTACCTCGGAGCGGAGGTGGGTGATCTCCTCACGGAGGGCGTCGCCTCCTGCCAGAGCGTCGCTCATTGTGGAGCCTCCTTCAGAGCGTCGCGCAGGGCTTCAAACTTCTCTTCCCAATAATGCATCCAACTCTTTCCGGCTGGGTCATCGGGACCGGCATCCTCATAGTCGACGAGAGCTTGCGCCTGCTGACGGACACGCTCTAGCGCAGCACAACGAGATAGAAGTCGATCATATTCGATTGCATTCGCATCAATGCGGGCGCGGAGGCGCTCGATCTCGTCGGCGGCTTTCATCATCGTGTGGAGTGCGCGCACGGGGCTTCCGAGCCATCCGCGCAGCTCGATTACGATGTCGCGCAGCGGGGTCATGCTGAGTACTCAAGCTCGAACGCCGGCATGCCGGCCCGCACGCGCTTCGCGTTCGCCATCTTAAGGATGTGCATAGGCTGAACCTCGCGGCCGTTTACCGCATATCTGCCGTCATCAAATTGCCACACGATCACGCCGCGCTCGCGCAGGAACCTCACCGCAGCGCCGATCCCAGAGATCATGACCGGCGCCGACTTCTTCTCGACGACGGTCCGGCGCCGAGCGCGCCGCATTGCCTCGGAGGCCTGATGGTTGATCTTCAGCTTGATGATCGAGCGACCTTCACGATCATCTCGCACGACCTCGTAGCCGGTGATGTTGCCGAGCTTCACGCGATTGCTGCACGGGTAGATCACCTGTATGCGAGAGTTGACGCCATGCAACTCGATTAGCGCGTTGATCGTGTCGCGCAATTCCCAGAGCTTCATCGCTTGTCTCCCGCCTCTGCATCGCGCTCGTACTGGGCTGCAATCGCCATGTGGCGACGATGCTCCTCGCTCCCGTGAGGATGACGCACAGCCTCTGCGACGCGAGACTTTGCCGCGCCACGGAGCCAGTCAGGTCGCCTCATCCATGCGTCTAGCTGCGCCTTGCGCTGCGGGGAAAGCTCGGGGCAGTACTTCATGGCTTGGCCTCCGCATCGATCATCAGTTGAGAGAAGTCGCTCACGACTCAATCTCCTTCACAGCTTCATTCACAACACTCGCAAGCTTGATCATCTGCTCAGGCGAGAGGAAGATGTTGAGTTGGTTGACGCGCAGAATGAAGAAATTAGGACGAGGAGCGCCCTTGAAAGATTCACCGCCAAAGAAATCGTATCCAAAGTCGGTCTTGTGCCTGTCCAGATGAACGCTGGTCTTCATGTATCACCTATCCAAAGATAAACAGTCCTCGACAAAAACGGGGAGGGCCGAAGCCACTCCCCGTCCTTCTCGACGCTCAGGCGAAGCGCCAGATGCGATGACCCAGAACGTCCTTCTGCTCGGCCTTGCGCGCGGTGAACTTCGCGCCAGACGCCTTGGCGACCTTCGTGACGTAAGCCGCAGGCGTCTTGCAGGAGTCGAGCGGCACGAAGATGCTCTGACCAACGTCCAGCGACGCCAGCGCCTCGACCAGAGCCTCCTGCGAGCCACGGACGCGCGGCGCAGGCATCTCGATGCCATTCTCAATCTTGAACTTCTTCGACATGACAGTAGTCCTCTCGCAAAATGCGACGAGCCTTCGCTTCAAACGAAGCCCTCGCGCTGTTGGCCGCAGCAGCCGTTGTGGAGCTGCGATACTCGCGGTCTATCGCATCGTGTAGAGCGTAGTCAAGCCCCAACTTCACAATACTTCGCAGGGCATCAACCTGCCTGCGTAGCCGCACAACATCATCGAGCAACAGGTCGCGGTCCGTCCGCATCGCTCTTCCCCCGCGCGAACTTGACGCGCCTAGACGAAATGCAACTTCCCTCGACAACCAGATAGGCACCGGTGATGTGGAAGGGATCGGACGAGTAAGTGATCGACCCGCATGGCATCTCGTACGCATAACGTCGAGGGTTGTGACTATCCAACTCAACGCGCCTCAACCAGCCGAACTCCCAATGCCAGCCGTGCTTGATCACGCATCGTCTCCATCAACAGCCCGCTTCACGCTCAGCAGAGCCTGCTTCAGAGCCTCTCGCGCATCAGGCTCAAGGCTCCTCGCATTGATCGTTAGCTCGCGCTTTTCGATGATAGTGCCTGCAATCTCAGTCTGCCTGCGCTCTGTGTACTCATCACGAAAGCGAGCAGACATGCTCTTGGACCATACACCTGCATTGAACTTCTCAGACACAAGCCCGATCATGCCCATATCCTCCCACCATGCTTTAGCTGCATCTTGTGCAACCTTCAAAGCGGTAGAGAATTCAGGATGTAGCTCTGCCCAAGTGAGCAAAGTCACCTTGTCAATCCCAAGCTTAACAGCGATCTGCGTGAGACTGTTCCCGTTCTCTCCGAGCCTAATGGCTTGCTCACACATTGATGGATGATAGAGGGATGGACGACCAACAGGACGCTTGAACAGGTCTAGGTCAGGAAGAGACGCTACTCGATCTATCTCAAGCTGAGAGACGCCTAGGAGGTTCTGTGCATCATCTGGATAGGTGCGAGGTGCGCTGTAGCGTCCGCGACGCTTCCCCGCGCCAGCAGAATCCGCACCAGCCTCACGATCCACACTAGCGCGTGTCCGCTTCTGGCGCGGCTTGCTGATGCGAGGAGCTTGAGGCTCAAGTGGCTTGGTCCGGGCGTCACGGCTTGTCCCAGATCGCGCAGGCATTGCGACGTTCGCTGTCCCTCCCGCAGCAGCATCCGCAGGCAGCGACGTATCCCGCTCGTCAGCAGCAGCAGCCATCAGATCCCCCTGTCCTGCTGCTCTGCTCTGTCGCGCAGGATGATCCATGCCGCCTGCCACAGGAGAGGAGCCAGAGGCAAGCACAATGCGATCAGGAGCAGCGTCAGAGCCATGATCGCTACCTACAGCGAGAGCCTGACCTTGCCAAGGGTTTCCGCGAGAAATCTTCTAACCCATTGATTTTGGCTGCATCTTTCCTGTTGACCTGCCCGGCGGGCAGGGGTACGCTCCTGCCCGCTACTTCTTCAAAAGGAGACTTGAAATGAAGCTCGGCACCGAAACCGGATCCCTCATCAATCACATTGCGGCGCGAGAGATAGGGCCGCTCCCCGCGGTCGGCATGGGCGTGACCATCCTCGCGTGGAGCGACCGCTACGCAGCGACGATCATCTACGTCAGCAAGAGCCGCAAGCTGGTGCGCGTCCAGCGTGATCGCAGCCGCCGCTCCGACAATAACGGCGCGTTCACCGAGGCTCAGAGCTATGAGTACAGCCGCGACCCGAATGGCTCGGTCGAGACCTACAGGCTCGGCAAGCGTGGCTGGCGCGCGCAGGGAGGCGGCTGCGGCCTCCTGATCGGGCATCGCGAGGAGTATCGCGATCCGCACTTCTGAGGCTCACGCGCGGGCGGGGATGGTCCTCGCCCGCTTCATCGGATGGAGATCGACATGGAATTCACCCTCTCGTCCTACATCGCGCGCGTCGGCTACAACCCCGAGATGGCAGACATGTCTAACCCGCGCGGCGAGATCTACGCGGAGCGATGGGTCGTATGGGCTGAGAAGCCCTGCGGGCGTCGCTGGCAGCATGAGAAGTCGTTCTCCGCGCAGCACGACGCTCAGAGGCTGCTCGACCGGATCGAGGCCGCGCACCGGAGCGGCAGGCGTCTCAACCTCGACCATTGGTCCGAGATCGATCCGGCCTATGGTTCGGACGCCTATGTTTCTCAGGGGATCGAGGGCCAGCGGGCAGCGGAGGAGCGGCGAGAAGCCGGGCTGGCGTACTGAGCCTATCAGGCCCCGCCAGAGCGATCCGGCGGGGTCTTTTTTTGCCCCTTGACCTGCCCCGCGGGCAGGGGCATACTGGCCTCACTACCTCATTGATGGAGATCGACATGACCACTCGCACCGACGCGCACCGTCCCTCCGCGATCCGCCCCGAGGACTATGAATTCGTGGCGATCTTCCAGCACGACCTCGACGCGGTCGAGGCGGGCTGGCTTCAGGCGCAGGCTCAGGCTGACTTCGACAGCCATATGTCCTGCCATCCCGGAGCGCAGTTCAGCCAGCACTCGCACGGGGGCGTCTGCATGGTTTGCGGCAACAGCAATGCATTGACCACCGCAGTCTTTTACCATCCGGCGTCGAACGTGTACGTTCGCATGGGACAAGATTGCGCGGCCAAGGTCGAAATGGGGGTCGATAGCCTCTTCCGCCGCGCGCGTACCGAGGCCGAGGCTCTCCGTCTCGCGCGCGCGGGCAAGCTCCGGGCGCAGGCACTCCTCCGCGAGGCCGGGCTGGAGCAGGCTTGGGCAATCGCGCAGGAGACGGACGAGCAGGTCCGTCGCGGCTACAAGTATGAAGAGGCGACCATCTGCGATATCGTCAGCAAGCTGGTTCGCTACGGCTCGATCAGCGAGGCTCAGACCGGCTTCGTTCGGAAGCTCCTCGGCCAGATCGACGCGCGCGCGCAGCGGCAGGCCGATTACATGGCGCGGCATGGCGGAAGCCAGCATGTCGGCGTCATCGGGGATCGCCACTCGTTCAACGTCACGATCCGCTTCGTGAAGGGCTTTGAGAGCGCCTTCGGGATGCTGTTCATCCATGTCATGGATGATCAGCAGGGCAACGTGATCGTCTACAAGGGGTCGAAGGAGCTTGGCGAGAAGGGCGCGAACCTCTCGCTGGTCGCGACCGTCGCGGAGCATGGCGAGCGTGAGGGCGTCCGGCAGACCGTGATCAAGCGGCCAAAGGTCGCTTGACCTGCCCGGCGGGCGGGGGTGCGCTCCTGCCCGCCACTACTTCATTCAGAGGAGACTTGATATGTCGATCAATAACTTCAAAGTTGCCCGGACGATCAACATCTACGAAGTCGCGAGGCGCGAACATTTCCGCCTTGGCGTCGCGGACTATCGGGCTGGCGCGGGCTGGCGCGAGATAACCAACTCCCAAGCGTCGCTCGACTATGAGCGGGGCAGGCAATTCGCGGCCTGCTACTCGGGGCGCGTCTATCGCGGTGGCGGAATGGAATGGCGCGCAAAATACTACCTCAAAAAGGCGAGGGAAGAACAAAGCATCATTTGAAGGAGCGGGGGGCCGAAAGGCCCTCTTAGCTTTTCTGGGCCAGCAGAACATCGTTGTAATCCGTCCCCGGAATGTCGGGGACGAAAACCGTTGCCTTCCTGCCGCTCGCCACGATCCGCTGCGCCAGCCGATACCCAGCAGCCTGACCGGCATAGCTCCGGTCATTATCCGCGAATATCGCGATCTCCTGCGCCTCAGCGGGAGGCTCCCATTTCGCGAGCATCGCCGCCGACAGGCAGGCCCAGACCGGCATTTTGTAGATGATCGCTGCCGACATGGCAGTCTCGATTCCCTCCGCGACGCCCATCACCGCTCGCGCAGGCCAGAGCCTCACAGCCGATCCGTCGAGGATCTTGCCTGCCGCCAGCCGCCGCGCAGGATCGACCGGGGCCTTCGACGCGCCAGAGGGATCAAGGTACGTCATATGCAGGCTCGCGGCCTGACCGTTAGGTGAACTAACCATAGCTACCATCGCAGGGTATGCTTGGTCAGCGTCCGGGTGATGGAGTGACGGGTGCTGCCGGATCGCCTGCGAGGCCCAGAAACGGCCCAAACGGGTCGAGAGGTAGGTGGAGGTGGGCGAGCCTGCTTCCGGCGCTGTAGACCCCCTCCAAACGCGATTGAGGGCATGTCTATCGGGAGTGGTCACCCTGCCGTTCGTCTGTGAGGGGGGAGGGGCGTCCCGGAGCAGGCCCCGGACCTCCTTGGCTAGGACTCCGAACGACTTGCCGGTCACAGCCTGAGCGAGCATGAACCCGTCACCTGCCCCGCAGACCGAGCAGATGTAACCTCCGGTTGAGTTCTGGTCGTCCCAGCGGTACCGATCCGTGCCGCCGCACGCCGGGCAGGGACCGTGCTTGCGGTTGAGGGCTTCGACCGGGACGCCAAGGCGGGGCAGCAGGTAGGACCAATGCCCGCGCGCCATTTCCTTGATCGGCACTTCATCCGACATTTCTATTCTCCCGGTTCTCGCGGTTCTTGCGCTTGGACCTCACGATATTCCGGTGCCTGATCCACGACTCCGTCTCAGCCGAAATGCTCTGCGCCTGTATTTTCGCGAGCGAGCGATCCGGCCAGACGCCGAGCCGATCCTTGTACGTCCACGACGCCCAGCCCGGCTTGTAGCCGCGCAAATTGCTGTGCAGCAGTAGCTCCGAAAAGAATGCCTGCTTCTGGCCCATCGTCCATTGTGCCGCCTTCACGGTCCTGCGCGGCGTAAGCTCGACCAGATCACCAGAAACCTCCTCGACGCCGCTCAAAGCTTTGCGCTCATGCCCGCAGGCAGGACAGACCTTCGTGCGAGGCGGCATCAGGAACGTGCATTTCGGGCATTCCTTCGGAAGCGGCACCGCATCGCGAGGCTTCGCTGTTTTGTTCGCGACCCCGTCGTCGAGAACGTCGTGGCGAATATCCGTCACGAAGCCCAGCCGCACGGTCGTGTCGGAATGGTCGAGGATCAGGCAATGGTCTTTGCCCTCGGCAGTTCGCAGCCCTCGACCAATCATTTGAACGTAGAGCATTTCGCTCTTGGTCGGGCGAGCGAGAATGATGGAACGAACGTCAGCGTCGAAGCCTGTCGTGAGAACACCGACGTTGCAGAGGATCTTCGTCTCCCCGCCAGAGAAGCGACGGATAATCTGGTTGCGCTCCTCCATCGGAGTGAACGCATCCATGTATTCCGCCGCGACCTTCGATTCGACAAAGCGGTCGCAGATGTTCTTCGCATGCAGCCGATCCACCGCGAAGCACACGGTCGGTCGATCCTCGCCTCGCTGCATCCATGTCGAAACGATATCCGCGACCAGAGCGCCACGCTGCATCGCCTCGCTCAAACCCTTCAAATCGAAATCACCGGCAACGGTTTTCACTCCGCTGAGATCGGGATGCGCGGGCGCGTAGCAGCGAAACGGCGACAGGTGACCGATGCGGATCAGTTCCTCCGTCGTCGTGGCAATGATCAAATCATCCCAGACCTTGCCCATGCCGCGCGCCCAAGGCGTCGCAGACAATCCGACGAACGGGATGTTCTTCCATTCCTCGCGCCCCATCCACTCGATCAGGAATTTGAATTGAACGTGGCACTCGTCCACGATCACGATATCGACATCCGGCACCTTTCGGCGCGCAAGCGTCTGGATCGAGCAAACCTGCACCGGCATATTCGGGTCGGTCATTTCGTGCATCGCCTGCATGACGCCGATCTCCCAAATGCCATTCGATTCAAATCGAGCGACGGTCTGGTCGATCAGGGTCAGCGACGGCACGACAAAAGCAACACGCCGATTCTTTTCCCGAGCCATGCGGATAATCGAGGCTGCGATCACGGTCTTGCCCGCGCCAGTAGGCAGCGCAACAACAGGACGCTTGTGTCCTGTAGCTAGACTACTCCGCAAACTTTCGATCGCACTAATCTGGTAATCACGCAATTGCATAGTTAGCTCCGTAGAATTTAGTAACAGCCCGTCTATAACCTGTACCTGTAGTAACAGGTATATACATGAACAGGTGATAGATCCTTCCTTGGCGGGGAAATAACAATCAAGAACCTCACCCCCCTTCCCCCATCCTCCCCCTATAGTCCCCCTCCTTCCCCCTTCCCCCCTCTCCACCAGCCTTCCCGATTGTGCGCTGCACAACAGGCTCCTGCTGCGGTGCAACAAGGACAGATTGCTGCATCGCAGCATGACGCTTCTGGAGGATCATCATGTCGAGCAGGCGTACCGCTGAGATGGGGATGCGACGCTGTCCAGAGAGCCACTTGTACAACGTCCGGTCGTGAACTCCGAGCGCCTGAGCAGCCTCCCGGTCGAGCAGGTCGAGGGCGAAAAGGCGCGCGCGGAATTCCTCCCGCGCGGCCTGTCCAGAAATGTATGCCATTATCAGACCCTGTCACAGATGGAGAGAATGGACGGCAGGATCTTTTCGATCTCCTGCGCGATGCGACGACCCTCCGCAGAGTTATCTGACGCGAGGTAATTGCGGGCCTCCGTCAGGAGATCGTACACGGGATTGATGGTATCCGTGACATCGTTCAGGAGTTGCTGATTATCGTGAGCGGTCTGCCGCGCGTCATGACGATTGAAGTCGAGCAGGTGGACATCGTAGGACATTATTGATTCTCCTCATGCAGGAAATTGATTGCGAGTTGCTTGCTATTGGTCGAGATGCGCTGACCCCGGATCGTGCGGGCCAGATATTCTCCCCGGCGAATTCGCGTAACCCAGCCGATTGGGCGATTGTCGAGGTAGATCGTCGTGATGTCATCCTCCTCCTCGACGCGCGTTGAGGGTTGTATACGTTGCGGCCGCGCGCGCGGCGCGTCAAGGACAACGCCGCACAGGTCGGCAATGTGGCGCGGAAGGTCGGTCATAGCAGCACCTCCGCAAGCAGGAAGCCCCAGCCAGCAGCGAGACCGACGATGACGATCCAGAGATCGATACGCTCGTCGCGGCTCACAGTTCCTGCTCCTGCGCGTTGCGGATCGCCGCAGCGGTGACTCTCACCAGCCGCGAAACCTCGACTTTGAGGAACTGGAGCGGGGCCGCGCCGCCGCCGATGACGACCTCGATCAGAGGATCGCGGCCCAGCTTGCGCCATGCGTGAGCGACACGCGCGGCAGCGTGTGGGTTCTGCGAGCGGAACGTGTTGTGATCGGTCGTGACGTAGATCATGTCTATCTCCATCGAAAGGAAGTAGCGGGCAGGATCATGGACCCTGCCCGCTGGGCTTGTCAAGCCGCGACGAGCTGGGTCACAGCGATGACGTTGCCCGCTGTGTCGCGGATCGCGGACGGCCCGCTGTCGGGCGCGTAGGTGTTCGGACGACCGGGGACCGCCGCCAGCACCATGCTGCTGACGAGGACGGCGACGGTCGTGTTGTCGGTGCCGTCCGCGTGGCGCGGCAAGCCGTGGATGCGCCCGAACTTGCGACGCATGAAGCGCACGCCATCGACGGTCGAGACGAGCGTCTCGGTCGTCTCGACGCGCGCGACCGTGCCGCTCGGCGGCACGATGATGTCATCCAGAAGGACATCCGCCAGCTTGCCGGTGCGGCGGATGGTGATGATGTGGGGCGTGAGGTTGATGAACTGCATCTCAAGTCTCCTTTGGGTTTGAGGAAGTAGCGGGCAGGAGACTAACTCCTGCCCGCCGGGCATGTCAAGCCTCGACCGTCACGCGGGGCTTGATCCTGATCGTCTCGACCTGCGAGACCTTGGTGCAGGCCGCGACCTGCTCCTTGGTGAGGTACGCCTGCGCCGCCTTGGCGTCGAAGCTCTTGCGCTCGCTCAGCGAGAGCGTGACGAGGACATGCGTCCCCTCCAGCGTCTCGCAGCCGAGCGCCTTGATCTCGGTCTTGACGAGATCGAGTTCCGCATTGATGCGATCCGACTCGGACTTCAGGATCGCGTAGCGGTCGGCGAGGTTGATGGTCTTGGACATCTCAAGTCTCCTATTTCAATCTCGGTCACCACAACGGTGCCGATGAGGCGCATAGTGCCTATGCCCGCTGGGCAGGTCAACAACTATTTTGCAAGAAAGATTTGGCCTAGATCAATGGCTTAGCCAGCAGGGGCCAAGATCACCTCGCAGGCTCGGCCCTCGCCGCGCCAACACAGATGGATCTCCTGCGCGTCGGAATCATCAGCAAGCACTCCAGCATCCACCAGAGCGTCGCTCAGAGCCTTAAGCAGGTTGTCGAGATCGCGCCTGCGTCGATCAGGTCGCTGGAACGCAACGTCGATGATGTACCCGCCATCGATCCGCGCGCCGCGCGCCTGAGCCTTGATTGACCACACAGCTTCGTTTCGCCACGCGGAATACTCTGCGCTGCGATACATCCTGCCTCGACCGCTTCGCCAGAGCCTGTTGACGGATGGCGGCAGCGGGAGCAGGAGGCGGATCTCATGCATACAGGTCCGGGCGCAGCCGCTCGCGCGGGATGCCGGTCAGTTCCGCGATGCGCCTCAAGTGGCGCAGAGGTACACGCTGCCAATGGCAAACCGCTGCGCGCGAGATATCCAGTTGGCGCGCCAGTTCAGACTGCGAGCCGATGGCTGCGATGGCATCGAGCAGGGCTGCGTCGCGGCGGCGATAGATGCGTTGCTTGGTCATGATGCCGACCTACCATGCGCGAGGCCCGCGTAAAAGAGTGCTTGACGGCACTAAACGCATAGGCTACACGACGCCCATGCCGCTGCCATTGGCGGCTCTACTGATGGAGATTGAGATGGCTGATCAGTTCGTCTTCCACGCTCATGTCGCAGATGACAAGGCTTGCGCTATCGAAGCGCAGGACCGCATCAGGATGGTGCGCGCCCGGCTGCGCGAGCAGATCCGAAAGGGGCTTTCGGAGATCATCGCTGTTACAGAGCGTGGCTGCTCCTGCGGCAGCGAGTACACTCAGGATGACGCGCGCGGCCTGCTCGCGCGCTTCGAAGAGGATTTTGGCGAGACGCTCGTTGGGGTGCTTGACGATCTCCGTGACCGTGCTGGCGGGGAGGAGTGAGCATCATGATCATGCCGCACATCCACACAAATGGCACCAGCCGCGCCCGGCTGATCGGCCAGCAGATCAACGCGCTGCATGGTCTGCGCGAGGCGCGCCGCTGGCTGGAGGATTGCGAGCCGCACGGGCGCGACTATCCGGCCAAAGCCGACTGGCATGCCGCTCGGGACGCACACATCAACAAGCTCAAGGTCATCGATGCGATGATCTCTGAGATCGAGCAATACGTCGAAAAGCTAGACAAGGAGGGTTTATGATACCGTGTCCATCTGATCGCAATCCGTTCGATGACGACGGGATCGTTTTCAATTTCATGATAGACGGGATCTATTATGCATGGGACGAAAACGACAACGTATGGAAGCAAGGGAAACCAGAAGACGAATATGACGATGGATATAGGAAGATCGGAGTCCTCAAGTACGAGGACGAAGACGAAAACAAAATGAAAGAAAAGTTCATCAATTTCGTTCGTTCAATCAAGGAGAATTGAAATGCATTGCACCGCTTCTATCGCCAACCTTGCCGCTGCTCTTGCCGTCGCGCAGGGGCAGATCGACGCTGCTAGCAAGGGCAGCGTGAATCCGTACTTCAAGTCGCGTTACGCGGATCTGAACGCTCTGCGAGAGGTCATCCGCGAGCCTCTTGCTGCAAACGGACTGTCAATTGTGCAGTTCGCTTCGACGCAGGGGGATTTCGTCTCGGTCGAGACGGTGTTGGCTCACAGCAGCGGCGAATACGTCAGCAACACGTTGAGCCTGCCTGTCGGTCGCAAGTTCGACAAGGAAGGCAATCCGCTGCCGCTCGACGTTCAGTCCATCGGCTCTGCGATCACCTACGCGCGTCGCTATGCCCTGTCTGCGATCCTGTCGCTGGCTGCGGACGATGATGACGGCAACGCTGCGGTCGGATCGGCTCCTCCCCGCCAGCCGAAGAGCAGTCCTTCCGCCCTGATGCGCCCCGGTCGCGAGGCTGCGGAGAAGGGTACTGAGGAACTGCGGAAGTGGTGGGATAGCCTCCACGAAAACGACCGCTCGTCGCTCGCCCCGGAGGATCGCAAGATCCTGAAGGGGATCGCGGCGACGGCAGACTACCATCGCTCAAACCCAGAGGGGGAGGCCGAGTGATGGAGCAGAGGACCGCAGAATGGTTCGCGGCGCGCGCGGGGCGGGTGACTGCCTCGCGTGTCGCGGACGTAGTCGCTCGCACGAAGACCGGCTACTCGGCCAGCAGGGCGAACTACGCCGCTGAACTGGTAGTAGAGCGGTTGACCGGCAAGCCTGTTGAAAGTTTCCAGAACGCTGCGATTCTATGGGGAATCGAGCAGGAGCCGTTCGCGCGCGCCCGGTACGAGGATGAGACCGGGCTGATCGTGGAAGAGGTCGGATTCGTCCAGCATCCCAAGGTCGTGATGTCTGGTGCAAGCCCAGACGGCAGGATCGGCGTCGAGGGACTGGTTGAGATCAAGTGTCCCAACACCTCGACGCATATCGAGACGCTCACGACGAGGAAGATCCCGGCCAAGTACATCACGCAGATGCAATGGCAGATGGCTTGCACGACGGCATCATGGTGCGACTACGTCAGTTATGATCCCCGAATGCCAAAGCACCTGCAATACTTTTGCGAGCGTCTCATGCGAGACGATAAGATGATCTCCGATCTGGAGAAGGAGGTCGTGATATTTCTGGGCGAAATCGATGCTCAGATTTCCAAGCTCAATGAAATCTACAAGGAGAACGACGATGGCATATGAGAAGCGTGATAACAGCGGCACTCTCTTTCGCAACGAGCGGAAGAACAACGAGCGCAGCCCCGATTACACCGGCTCCTGCATGATCGGAGGCAGGGACTACTGGATCAACGGATGGGTCAAGGAGTCCCAGAGCGGGAAGAAGTTCTTCTCATTTGCCTTCAAGGAGAAGGAAGAGCGCAAGGAGGCTCCTGTTCAGAACAAGGCTGCTGATCTTGATGATGATATTCCTTTCTGAGGATTAAATCATGTTGAGCGAGGAGTTTCGCATCATTGCCAAGAAGTGGGTTGAGGCAGACGCTGCTGCGAACATGCTGGAGGAAAGCAAAAGCGCAGTCCTCGCCAAGATGATTTCATCGCAGGGTGACATGCCGGTGAACCGTGCAGAGACCCGCGTGAAGTCTTCGACCGAATGGAGCGACTACATCAAGTCGATGGTGGAGGCTCGCGAGCGGGCCTCCATGCTCAAGGTTCAACTTGAATACATTCGGATGAGGTTCTCCGAATGGCAATCCCATGAAGCTAACCGCAGAGCGGAGATGAAGTTATGACAAAGAAAAAATTCTTTCCTGTCTCAGAAGTAATCAACGGAATGATTACTGAAGTGTTGGAGGAGGATAATCGGATATTATTGTTAGAAATGGACGATCAAATATTTCATATAATGATAGAGATCATGTCCGCATCAATTTTGGCAAAAGCAACATCTAAGGATGAGGCAACAGAAATCATTGCTTCACTTGCAGCCCATTGGCTAACTGTTTGCGAAGAATATTCAAATGCCACCGAGAATTTTTGGCGGAAAAGGGGAGAAACCGTGCAATGAGGAAGCACCTGTCCACTAAGACGCGGACAGCAATCTTCCTGCGCCACAACGGCATCTGTCATCTCTGCCGCGCCAAGGTACAGATCGGAGAGGAATGGGACGTTTCCCATGAGATCCCTCTGGAGATTGGCGGCAAGGATGACGAGTCAAACTGGCTCGTTGCACACCGTAAATGCCATCGTGTACAAACAGCGAAGGTTGACGTTCCGCGCATAGCCAAGGCCAAGCGGCAGCAGGCGAAACACATCGGTGCTGCCCGCAGCCGATCCCCTCTTCCGGGGAGCAGGCAATCGAAATGGAAACGTAAACTAGACGGAACAGTTGTTCTTAGAAACGGAGACTAAAATGCGCTTTCTTGTCACTATGAATATGCCCTCTGCTCAGGGCTATTCTGTCCATCAGGTTACTGTCGATCATACGGCACCGAGCCTGAGCGAATTCTGCGACATGCTGAACGATCACGAATTCGTCGTTGTTCGCCTCATCTACAGGATGAAGGGACCGAACGGCGAGAGCCTGCTTCGTGATCGTGGCGACATGATCCTGAACACCTCGCATATCGGGAAGGTTCAGGAGTTCGTCGTGCATCAGAATACTGATGATGGAGATAAGTCCGATGACGCTACGGTTACCTATTCTGATCATCGCTCCAATCCTGTCCGCATGCCTGCTCGCAGGCGCGGCTAAGGCATCGGTCCCTC